ATACAGATAGAAAAAAATCAGTAAAAGAAACATATAATAACGTTAACTTAGACCCTGCATCTCCAAACTATATTGCTAAAGTAATTGGTGATAGAACATTAACAATTGATGCAAATGGTAAACAAACTGAAACTGGTGATTACGCAAATCGTTCTAAATTAGTTAGAGTAAAAGTTGCAGCTGAAGGTTCATTCCCTATCATAGCAGCACCTTTTGGACATGGTGCATACATCAATCCAATCGATGCAACGATAGAAACAATCGTTCCTGCAGTTATATATTCAACGGGTTCTGTTAATAATACAGCATCATCTGCATATAGATACTCTGGTATTGATTTAGAAACTACTGCAGTAAAAATAAATAATACACAATATTTAAAACCATTACCGGGAACTGAATTTAGTACTGGTAGAAATACTGATTTTACATTTGATGCAGATATTACTGCTATTGTAAGTGGTTCGGTTGGAACATATAATTTTGGTTATTCATTATCAACTGATGATTCGGCCGAAACAATTGCTAAAAGACAATTTACTTTAGCGTTTCAAGGTGGATTTGATGGTACAACGCCAGCAAAAACAATTAACAAAGGTGTGGATATATCAGCAGGTAATTCACAAGGATTTAACTTAGCAACATCAATTGCAAGTGGTTCGGTTGCATATGTAAAAGCAATCAACGCAGTATCTAACCCTGATGATTTTGATATCAACTTAATCGCAGCACCAGGTATAGTTCGTAGACATCACTCATATGTATTTGATTACATAAGTGAAATGTGTGAGAATCGTGAAGATGTATTCTTCATTGGTGATGTAGTTGGTTGTGATGGTGGTAATGATACAATTGATGAAGCAGTTGCACAAGGTGCAGCAGTAGATTCTAACTATGTAGGTACTTATTACCCGTGGGTTAAGACAATCGATAGAAACACTAACAAATTAACTGCAGTACCACCATCAGTATTGATGCCAGGTATTTACGCAGCAAATGATGCGGTTGCAGCAGAATGGTTCGCACCAGCTGGTTTAAATCGTGGTGGAATCGTAGGAGCAGTTTCAGTATTGAATAGATTAACACACGCAGAGAGAGATACATTATACGAAGGAAAAATAAATCCTATCGCATCTTTCCCTGGCGAGGGTATCGTGGCATTTGGACAGAAAACATTACAAGAAAAATCATCAGCGTTAGATAGAATCAATGTTAGAAGATTACTTATCAAAGTTAAGAAGTATATCGCTTCTACATCAAGATACTTAGTATTCGAACAAAATACTTCTACCACTCGTTCAAGATTCTTAAATACAGTTAATCCTTATTTAGAAGCAATTCAACAAAGACAAGGTTTATATGCATTTAGAGTAGTAATGGATGAGAGTAATAACACTCCTGATGTAATTGATAGAAATATATTGGCTGGACAGATTTTCTTACAACCAACAAAAACCGCTGAATTCATCGTGTTAGATTTCAACATCTTACCGACTGGAGCATCGTTCTCAGCATAAATTTTAAAAAAAAGAGAAACCTTATATTTATTAATATAATAGGAGAAAATAAAAATGGCAGAAATATTAGAGTTTAACGAAATGTTCTATACCAACTTTGAACCAAAGATGAAAAATCGTTTCATCATGGAAATCGCTGGTATCCCTTCATATCTTATCAAAGCAGGTAACAGACCAAACATTCAGTTTGAAGCTGTAACATTAGAACACATCAACTTAAAAAGAAAGTTGAAAGGTAAAGGTGAATGGCAAGATTTAGAAATCACATTATATGACCCAATCGTACCATCAGGTGCACAGGCAGTAATGGAGTGGGTTAGAACTTCACATGAATCCCTAACAGGACGTGATGGATATGCAGATTTCTACAAAAAAGATATTGATATCTATATGTTAGGACCAGTAGGTGATAAAATTGAAAACTGGAAACTTAAAGGTGCATTTATCTTAAACGCACAATTTGGTGAATTAGATTGGACATCAAATGACCCTGCAGAGATTACATTAACGTTAGCTTACGATTATGCAATACTTGAATTCTAATAGAATTAAAATATAAAATTAAGAAAGGAGATAGAAATATCTCCTTTTTTTTCAATTTTTTTTTTATTTATATATTTATATACAATAACAAAATAAAGGTAAAATATGTCACAATACGAATTCTCAACGGAAATAGTTGGATTACCATCTCAAGGTAAATGCTATCCAGAAACAAATCCATTATCAAGTGGTAACATCGAATTAAAATATATGACGGCAAGAGAGGAAGAAATTCTTTCATCTCAAAGTTTGATTAAAAAAGGTGTAGTATTAGATAAATTATTCGAAGCAATTATAGTAGATAAGAAAGTAAATCCAGATGATATTCTTTTGGGTGATAAAAACGCTATTATGTTAGCAACTCGTATCTTAGGATATGGACCAGAATATAAGATTGAAATATTAGATGATAATGATACCAAACAACAAATTACTGTTGATTTAGGTAAAGTTCAAACAAAAGATATTGATTATTCAAAGTTAAATACTGAAAATCGTTATCAATTTACAACATCAACTGGAAATGTATTAGTTTTTAAACTATTAACACATGGTGATGAAAAACGAATTGATGCTGATGTTAACGCTTTAAAAAGATTGAACAAAGATTCAATGGGGAGTGAATTAACCACCCGTTATCGTTATATGATACAATCGGTAGATGGTAAAGAAGACACCAAATCTATAACTGATTTTATTAATAATAAATTCCTTGCTAGAGATACTAAAGGATTTAGAGAACATGTAAAAAATTTACAACCGGATATCAAAATGGAATTTGATTACGAAAACCCTGAAACAGGAGAAATGGAGGTAAGACCTATTACAATGGGTGTTAGCTTTTTTTGGCCTACCGAGTAATTATTCTATCCTATTACATAGACAAATTTTTGAATTATGTTATCATGGAAATGGGTTCATTCAATCGGATGTATATAGATTACCAGTTCATTTAAGAAATTTTTATTACAAAGAATTGGTAGATACAAAGAAACGAGAAAGTGATAATGCAAATAAAGCACAAAAAAATAACCAACCATCAAAAGGACCAGGTGTAAGAGTGAGGAAATAAATTCCTCACTTTTTTTATGTCTTATATTTATAGGAGTATAATAGGAGAACCTTATGAAATTAACAAAAGAAGATAGACAACTTTTTAAAGAAATTTATACTAAACATAAATTGAAAGAAGGATTTATTAGTAATTTATTTTTATCTATATTAAGTCGTAATTTAAAAAGTGATAAAAATATAGCTAAAGCAATAAAAGATGCAGACGAATCAATCGAAACTGCTCGTGAAACTATTGAAAAACGATTCGGTGGCGATAAAGAAGCAGTTAAAAAGGCAATACCTCAATCAGTTAGAAAATATTTAGGATTTGATTACTAATTATGGCAAAAAATAAAACAGCAGAAGAAAAAGAATATCAAGATGCAGTCAAATATACCTCATCTATCATAGGTGATATGAAGAGGGCTATTGAAGAAACTGCTGAAGCTTCTGATTTGCGCAATAAAAAAATATTTGAAGAAATAAGTTTAACTAAAAAAGTGTTAAACTCATTAAAGGATGAAAAATCCTACGAAGAGGCTCTAATTAAATTATCGGCCCAAAAAGGACAAGTCCTACAATCAAATTTTGGTGTTAATGAAAAAATGAAATCAACGTATCTAGCACAATTAGATGCAGCAGATGCTATTGTAAAAAAGGAATTAGCTAGATTAAAAATAATAAATGAAACCCAACGAATTGCAGATAATTTACAAAATAAATTTGTAAAATCATTAGATTCCATTGGTGAAAAAATAAAAGGTATACCCATAATAGGGGAAACACTATTTAATAGATTTTGGACACCCTTCTCAGATAAAGCAAAAGGAAGTATAGATGCAGTAAAAAAACGTTTTATGACTCAGTTCAAAACGGGATTTACTCAAGCAACTAATAAGGGTTCTAATATGATGGAATCATTTACTTCCGGATTAAGTAGAGGATTTGGTTCTGCTAAAAATATGATAATGGGATTGTTAGGACCTCAAGGGATAGCAATATTATCCGTTGTCGCAGTAGTTGCAGCAGTTGCATTAATTGCATATGCTTTATACAAAGCATTTGAAGTAGGGTTGGAGAGATTTAAAGAAATAGAAGCAGCAGCAAAATCTTTTAGAGAGGAAACCGGATTATTAAATTCTCAAACTAGAACTTTACAAGGTAACATAAAAGCAGTATCAACTGAATTCGCAGGATTAGGTGTAAGTGCAGAAGATGTAGGTAAATCTGCAACCGCGTTTACACAAACATTTGGCGGGCTAGAGCAACCTTCAAGAGAAGTGTTGGGTTCTATG